TACTCCATAAGAAGTACCACCAGCTCCATAAGAATTCATAGAAGCTAACATGTCGTCAATAGCAAGAGAAGTTCCTCTATTTACAAACATCATGTTTTCTTCAATAGCACCTTGACGGTCAAATTCTGCTAAAATTGAGTCAAACTCAAATAAGTCTGTAGCAGCGTTGATACCAGTAATACCAGTAGCAATGTTACCACGATCTTCGATAGCAGCAAATAAACCTTCAGTACCTACAGGATCTCCATCAGTTCCACTAAAGAAACCATCGTCAATAGTGTTTGTTGACCCACCTTTTTCAGACTCTAACATAGCCATTTCTAAGTGATCAGCAAAACGAGCACGAGTATCAGACTCAGCTTTAACATACCAGTAGTATCCGTTTTGTCCTTCTTCACCAGAAACTTCAACCCAACCGATTTGAGATACATCAGATCCAGAGATCTCGTAGTAATCTTTTAATATGATTGGCTTGTTAGTGAAAGTTTTGAAAACAGGCTCGTTAGCTGTTGTTTGTCCAGCTTTTCCTTTCTCAAACTCAGAACCGTAAACTAAAACGCTAACAGCGTCAGTGCCGAAAGTGTCACTAATGTCAGAACCATCAAAACAAAGTGGAGTCACTGTAGCTGCTACAGAAGCAGAAACAATAGCTTTTTTAGTTACAGTAGCACTAGAAATGATAATTAAATCATTTTTTCTAATACCGTGATTAGCAGCTACAAAACCTTCTGCAGATCCATTACCATCTACATCAGTAGCATTAGTCATGTCAATAGTGTCACCGCTAATAACCGCTTTGTAGTGTAAGTGCAAACGACCTTGCTCAGACCAAATAACTTGATCAGAAGTCATTGACTCTTCAGCACCAACTTGAGATAAGAAGCCACTAATTGTTCTATTACCAAATACTTCAGCTTCTTTTTCAAGTAGATCTGGTAAATATTGTTGAGCCCAACCTTTAGTTGCGTCGCTCGTAAAATCGATATAATTCGAAGATAACGTCTGCTTTTGTGGAGCAGCCACTGAATTCAAATTACCACCGGGATTTGAAATCGCCATAATAAAATGTTTTAAATGTTAATTATTTTTTTATTTTAAATTTAAGCGAATCTGAATTATCTCCAAGAACTCTGTACTTTAACCCGCCAGCTTCAACACCATCGTTCAACGATTGTCTTGGCGCCATGTCTATATTCTTCGCACTCGAAACACTATCCTTGATAGCATCTGCTTTACCTTGTTCGTAAAAGTGCTTTGCAACAGCATCAGCGTTCATAGCGGTGTAAAGTGATTTGTGATATGCGTCTGCGTTAGTCAAGTTACCGTCTTTGTCAAGAAACTTCTTAACAAAGTTGTTTATGTCACTTTGCGTTTCTTTCACTTGATCTCTGTTCTTGACGTTGAACCTAAAATTCTTTTCGCCAACGTTAAACTCAAAACCTTTGAATTCTTCGTTAAACAAGTTGTCAGTTCTGTCTTGAAATCTTTGAGATCTCTCACTAATAGTCTTTTGGTTCTCTTCAGATTCTTTTTGGTAGCGATTGAAAAAATCTACCGCTTTCTGCTGTTCGTCAGTCAGACTATTGTTGGTTTTAATCTCGGTGTAATACTTAGATTTTTGATCCTCTAAGTATTGTTTAGCGTTGGCAACTTGCTCTTTTAACGCTAATTTCTTCCTCTTAATTTCTTTCTCTTCGTCAATCTCTTCGTCAAAAGAAAAAGAATCTTCCATTAAGAAGTTTATTTCATCTAAGCTCAAGTGTGGCTTTGTGTTTTTGTAATACTCTTGAAGAGCTGTCATGTTGTCCATTTCAGAGTAGTCGGTATTTAAAGATACGTAGTCTTCAACAGTACCTCCAGTCTCTTTCATAAAAGAAACTAGATTATCAAGTCCTTCAGGTAGATCATTACTTGTTTTACTCGTTTCTTTAATTTCTTCCTTAACTTCCTCTACTACAGCTTCTGGCTGCTCTACTTCCTTGGATACCTCTTCAACTACCTCTATAGGCGGCTCTTCAGCTGTTACATCCTCTTTATTTGAAACAGACATATCTACTTTGTAGACAGACTCATCATCTTTAGATTCAAACTTACTAAAGTCTTGTGGAGCTTTTTGCTCTTCTGTTTTAGGCTCTTGAGTTACTGTTTCTTCACTCTTAACCTCTTCTAATGTGTTTTCGTTTTCTTCCATAATATAATATAATTAATAAAATTATCTAGGGTTAAAATTGTCTAACCCTATTCCTTGACCTATAACATCATTACCTGATGATTCGAACCTTTTAGGAGATTTGCCTTTAGCTCTTTGGTCTATAAGCTCGCTTTGCTGCGATGCTTGTATCCTTGTTCTTTCGTCTTTTCTATCTTCTTTTCTAGCTTCGGTTTCTTTCGCAGCTTCAGACTCAACGCCTTTAAGCTTCATGTTTAAATCAAACTCAAACTGCATTAAGTCTTTTTTAACTAAAGCTTCTTGCTGAAGCTCTTGTATCTTCATGTTAGATTTAACTTGCTCTAATTGAGTGTTCATTTGAGTAACAGCTTGCTGTTTTTGGATTTCAGCTTGAGAAGCCACCTGCTGTGCCTGAGCGTTAGCTTGAGCTTGTGCTTGTATATTTTGCTGTTGCATCTCTTGATCCTTCTCCATCTTCTGCTTTCTTCTTATTTTTAGAAGTTGATTAGCTAATTTTAAATTTCTTATCTCTCTAAGATCAATAGCGTCCTCAAGTTCTATCAACCCTTTAGATAAAGCCACTTGAATGTTGTTTTCAAGCATTTGTTTTTCCTCTTCGTCAGGCGCTAACTCTAAGAATATGCCAAAGTCATACAAGTGTAGATTAGACATTTCTTCTAAAGTTGCCACGTTGTGCGCGCCTATAGCTTGTATAAATGCGTCTTTAGTTGGAGAGTACTCTATTACGTCAGATATTCTAAGAGACAAAGCTTCTGCTACTCTAGACGTAAGGTAAAGTCCAGATTGAAGTATATGTCTAGTCGCGGTGTTACTGTTGGCCGCTGCTAGCTTTTGAACGCCAACTAGGGCGTCTTTGTTAGGTGTGCTACCGTCTCTCGCTTCATTTAAACCAGTTACGTCGCGAATCATCTGCATGTAATAGTTGTAAGTCTGTATTAGACTTTGCATTTTTTGACCACCTGAACCTGACTGAACCTCTCTTATCGGTATTGATCCGGGATTACCTTCGCCTAAAGCGTTCATAGACCTACCAATCACAGAACCTGTTTGGAAGAACATATTTAAAGCTTCCTGCGGATTATAATTTGTCCCGTTTCCTAAGTCAACTTCAGCTAAACCATCAGCGTCTAAGTAAACTCCGTCTGGTATCATACGAGACATTACTTGCTGCAACTTTAAGTGAGTTAGCTGAATCATGTCTGCGAAACCTGTTATACGGCTAACTATAGATTCTGTTCTACCATTGTACATTCTAGGAGCAACAAGATTGTAGTTCATTTTAACTTTAGTAAAGTCGCTTTTAGGTCTTATCATATTTTTAGCCATCCCCCACTTTAGAATAGTGTTAGTACCTAATATAATAGCACCTTCGTATACGCATTCTATAGACTTACTTATTCTTGAAAAATCGCCTTGCTTATCAGCCGGAGGGTTAAAGCTGCTATCTTTAGGTATAGCCCTCTCTCCACCGGTTCCAGTTTGCTTCAACTTATAGACGTTATCCATATACGTCTTGTAGTTGAAATAAAGAACTTGAACTTTATTATCATCGGTTTTCTCAGAAGTGCTTTGTCTAGTCCAACCGTATCTAGACCTAGTGTTAGGCTTGCTAACTATATCTTCAAGCTCAGATGTTGTAAGCTGCGGAAACTGCTTGACTAATTCGTTGACTGGTATACTTTTAACCTCACCTACGTAATATATATCGTCAAAATACGGTGAGTCGGTGTATGACCAAACCATATTGGCTGGATCAACATAATCTATAGTGACTCCTTCGGAAGTGTTAAACCCTGTTTTCACAGCACCTATACCTAACACCGTTAAGTCGTAGTAAAACCTTTTAGATATTAAGTCGTAGTCATTACCTTTCATTAAAACTGATATAGCTTGCTCTTCTGCTATTTCTACCTCCTGCTTGTAGGTAAGCTGCATGTGAAGCATAAGCTCTTCCTCTGTTTGAGGCAGTGTGTCTGGATCGTTTTCA